ATGGAAAAAATATTAGAAGAAATTAATTCAAAATTAGAAATACTTGTTAATAAAAAAGATGATTTTGAATTATTAACAGCTGAACGAATATCAGAAGAAACAGGAATACCAATAAATAATGTAAGGAAACTTTTTAATGATAAAGCTTTAGCTGTTCAAACATATACAAAACCAAGATTAGTAACAAGAAAAGCTTGGAATGAATTTATAAGTGAAAGAAGGTGAAACAAATGAAAAGAAGTTGGAAGAATTTCAGAATAGACAAAAACAAAGTTTATATGAGAATAGGACAAGCGGTAACATACATAGCATTTAATTTATTATTATCAGCATTTGGTTACTGGGCTTTATTACAAGGCTTAACATACTAATTATAAAGAAAGGAGTTGAAAGAGTATGAAAGAATTAATTTTAATAATTTTAGCTTTAGATGTCATAACAAAAATCTTTTGCATAAGAAGACTAACAAAAGAAAGAGACAGTGCAGAAGAAAGAGCAACAACACATTTTAAAAGAGCAAATAACTTTGAGAAACAATTAAAAGAAACAAAAAATGAATATGAAGAACAAGCTGAAATACTTTTAGATAATGCATCAGAGTATAGAACAAAAATAGTAGATTTAGAAAACAACATAGAATTATTAGTAAATAACTTATCAGACAAAAATAAAGAACTAATTTCAGACAGCGAATCAGAAAATTAGTTCATAACAAAAACTTAGATAAATTCATATCTGTATTTATTTTAACACAAAATAATCAGATATGCAAGGAGAATGAAAATGTTAGAAAATAGAATGGTCGAAGATGACTATATAGAAACAAATAATGATTATGACAGTTATTTGGAATATTTACTAGAAAAAGATGATGAATATTATGAAGATGAAATATATGAAAGGTTGAGTGAAGAATAATGCAAGATTTAAGTTTATATCAAATAACAAATGCATTTCCAATGTTGATAGCACAGGAAGAAATGACAGAAGAAGATAAAAAGAAAATAGAAAAAGAATTAATAGAATTATTACAACAAAAAAGCCAAAATTTAATTGGATATACAAGAAATATAGAATTAACTATTGAAGCAATGAAAAACGAAGAAAAACGAATTTCAGAGCAAAGAAAAACATTAGAAAATAGACTTACAAAATTTAAAGAGTATGTAAAAGAATGTATGGAACAAGGTGGTTTTACAAAATTAGAAACACCACTAGGAACATTAAGCATAGCCAAAAACCCACCAAGTGTGGAGATTATAAATGAAGAGGAGATTCCTGGCGAGTACAAAACGGAAATTGTAACAGTAAAAGTAGATAAAACAGCTATAAAAGAACATTTTAAGGAAACAGGAGAAATACCAGCAGGAGTTAATATAAATACACAAAATACAAGTTTGAGAATAAAGTAGGTGTAATTATGGATTATTTAGATTTAGTAGAAAACAAAAATAACAAATATTATGGAGGTAACTAAAATGGCATTAGCAAAAAAGGCAACATTAGATGATGTTAATTTAAAAATTATGGTTTGGGGAGAAAGTGGAAGTGGTAAAAGCAGATTCGCCTTATCTTCTCCAAATCCTCTTGTAGTTGATTTAGAAGGTAGTACAAGATTATATGCTAGTCAATTTGATTTTTATAAAGCAGAGGTAAATAAAACAGATAATAGAGCGAGTAATCCAGCAACTTTAACAGTAAATCTAATTGAAGAAATTTTAAAAGGAGAATATCCTGATAGAAAAACATTAATTATAGACCCTGTTACTGATTTATTAGATTGCATAGAGGATGCAAGTGCAAAAAAATATGAGCAAATTATAGGAAAAAAGGTTGGGGAATTAAATCAGTTGCAAAAAACAAAATGGTATGCATATCGTAGAGAAATGACAAGAACAGTTTTAAACCAATTAAAAGATATTCCTATGAACTTAATATTAGTAGCAAGGGCTAAGAATGTATGGGATACAAAAGATGGGAAAATGCAACCAGTTGGGCTAACATATGATGCACTAGATATAGTGGAATATTTAATGGATATAGTAATTCAATTAGAAAAAACAGGAGAAGAAACAAGAGCAATAGTAAAAAAATCAAGAATAGGTAATTTGCCTAAAATATTGGAAGTTAAAGATTATTCATCAATAGAAAATGCATTAAAAGATAGTAATAAAAAACTAGCAGAAGAAAATAAGTAGGTGGTTAAATGCAAACTACAGGAACATTAGAAGAAATAAATATAGATTATAAGACAGGAAAACCCAAAATAAGCTTTCTAATTGATGGAAAGGACAAGTTATCAGATATAGAACAGTTAAAAGGCTTAAAACTTAAAATAGAAGCAAAGAAATACATCAAGAAAAGAACAACTAATGCCAATAATTATTTTTGGAAACTTTTGCAAGAATTATGTGAGGAAGAAGAAATAGACACAATAGAAGAATATAAAAAAAGAGTAAAGGAACTTGGAATATTTAGAAGATTTAGAATAGAGACAGAGAATATCAAAACATTTGAAAAAATGTGGGTAGCACAAGGAATAGCTTGGTTCTGTGAGATAGCAGATACAACATATATAGGAAGTACGGAATTTAAAATAATAAATGCATATTACGGTTCAAGTTCTTTTAATTCGAAACAAATGTCAAGATTAATAGATGGAGTAGTTCAAGAATGTAAAGCTTATGGAATAGAAACAAAATCAGATACAGAAATAAATAGTTTATTGAAAGAATGGGATAAAAAATGAAATCAATTTTACAAAACAAAAAAGAAAGCTATATCAGTGGGCAAACTTATGGACTAGAAGAACATCATATATATTTTGGTACAGGAAAAAGAAAAATATCAGAGCAAAACGGATTCAAAGTATGGCTAACATATTTAGAGCATAAAGGAACATACGGAGTACATGGTAAATATGGACATGAGTTAGATTTGAGATTAAAACAAGAATGTCAAAAAGAATATGAAAAAAATCATACAAGAGAAGAATTTATAAGATTAATAGGAAAAAGTTATTTAGATTAGACAACAGGGATAAGGCTACAAAGGTTTTATCCCTTATATTGTACGAAAGGAGAAAAACAATGGCAGAAAGAAGAATGTTTGCAAAAACAATAATAGATAGTGATGCCTTTCTAGATATGCCACATACAACTCAATTATTATATTTTCATTTAAGTATGAGAGCAGATGATGATGGATTTATAAATAATCCAAAAAACATAATGAGAATGATAGGTTGCAAAGATGATGATTTAAAAATATTACTAACTAAAAAGTTTTTATTACCATTTGAAAGTGGTGTAGTAGTAATAAAGCATTGGCAAATACATAATTACATACAAAAAGACAGATATCATGAAACAAAATATAAAGAAGAAAAAGCGATGCTACAACTTGATGAAAATAAAGCTTATACATTAATGGATACAAAATGTATACAAGATGTATCCAAAATGGATACCCAGGTTAGAGATAGGTTAGAGTTAGGTAAGGATAGTATAGAGTTAGATAATAATATACCAGCTTCCGAAGAAAAATCTTCTACAGCTTCTGCAAAAGCCAACAAGCACAAATATGGAGAATATAAAAATGTATTGTTGAAAGATGAAGAATTGCAGAAACTACAGAAAGAATATCAAAATTGGGAAGAACTTATAAAATATCTTGATGAGTACATTGAAATGAAAGGATACAAAGCAAAATCACATTATCTATGTATAAAAAAATGGGTTGTAGATGCAGTAAAAAAAGAAGATTTAAAAAATCCTAAAAAAGAAAAAGATACAAGCAAGGTGGTGGATTTTTAGATGAATAAAGATGAATTTAAAAGACAAATATCAAAAATTCAAACAGCATATAACAAGATATTTACAAAAGAAGAAATGACCGTTTGGTATGAAGAATTTAAAAATACAGATAAAACAGAATTTGAAACAGCTATTGAAAGAACAATACAAGAAGTTAAATTTATACCAAAGATAGCAGATATAAGAGCAAGAATAGCAGTAAATCCAATAGATTATTATGTGAAAGACCCACGAAGAAATTTATATAAAAACTTGGAGTGGGGAGAATTTATAGATTAAAGGAAGTGATAAACAAATGAAGATAACACAAAAAGACAGAATTATAAATTATATCAGACAATTTGGAAGTATAACAAGTTGGGAAGCATATCAAGATTTAGGAGTAATGCAATTAGGAGCAAGAATAGACCAACTAAAAAAAGAAGGCTATGAATTTACAACGGAATGGGTACAAAAGAAAAATAGATTTGGAGAAGATGTAAGTTTTAAAAGATATTATTTAGCGGATATGGTAGCAGAAAATATGAACCATATACCAAAAATTTAGGAGGTAGTTATGATAATAGTAAGTCAAGGTAAAACAGCACATATAAATTACGACAATATCGAAGCGACATATTTATTAAAAAAAGATGACAAGATACAGATAAATATGAGAGGGAATTATGATTATACAATAGGAGAATATGAAACAATGGAAAGAGCAAAAGAAGTATTACAAGAAATAATAAAATCTTATAGAAAGTATAGGACAGCTGAATGCGATGGGCCTACTAAAGTACTACAAGAAACAACAGTTTATGAAATGCCAGAGGACTAGCCTATGAAACAAATAAAAAAGAATACACTATGTTATTACTGCTTAGGCTGTAACAAGCAAGAATGTGAAGAATATAAGCCAGTAGCAAGATGCAAATATTTTGTACCAGGAATAAAAAATTGGCAAGAAAAGTTAAGAAAGGAGCTAAAGAAAAGTGAACAAAATAGAAATACCATTTAGACTTCCAAGCTTGAATCAATACATAAACGAATGCAGAAAAAATAGATATGCAGGAGCCAATATGAAAAAGAATGTTGAAAAAGACATAGGCTGGTATATAAACTTATTGCCTACATATGAAAATCCAATTAAGATCCATTTCATCTGGGTTGAAGAAAACAAAAGACGTGATTTAGACAATGTATGCTTTGCCAAAAAGTTCATATTAGACAGTATGGTAAAAGCAGGAAAGTTAAAAGATGATAATAGAAACTTTGTAAAAGGTTTTAGAGATGATTTTGAATATGGAAAATCAAGTAAAGTTATTCTAGAAATAGAAGAAATTAAATGAAAGGAACATAAAAAATGAAAAATAAATTAGTTGATTTAAATAATCATTTATTTGAAGAATTAGAAAGATTAAATGATGAAGAACTAAAAGGAGAAGAACTTCAAGAAGAAAGAGAAAGAGCAAAGTCAATAGCAAATATTGCTCAAACAATTATAAATAATGGAGAATTAGCATTAAAAGCAGTAAAACATTATGACGAGTTTGGAAATAAAGGAGATATACCAGAAATATTACAAATAGGAGACAAACAGTAATGAAATATAATTATAGTGAAGAAAATGTAAAAGGAATTTCACATAAAGAACTAACAAAAAGATTTAATGAAAAATTTAATACTAATTTAAGTGAAAGTGCTATAGCAAATATGAAAAGAAAATTAAAATTAACTAATGGCATTGATACTAGATTTAAAAAAGGACAAGCTTCATGGAACAAAGGAAAGAACATGAGCCAAGAACAATATGAGAAATGTAAAAGAACAATGTTTCAAAAGGGAAATTTATCAAATGCTAGACCAATAGGAGATGAGAGAATAGATATTGATGGATATACATACATAAAAGTTAAGCAACCAAATAAATGGGTATTGAAACATAGATGGCTATATGAAAAGGAAAAAGGAAAAATTCCGAAAGGATACAATTTAATATTCGCAGATGGAAATAAACAAAATTTGGATTTAGATAATTTAATACTGGTATCAAATGCAGAGTTATTTATTATAAATCAGAAGGGATTATATAAACAAGACAAGGAATTGACAAAGGTAGGAGTTACAGTTGCTAAAGTATTAGACAAAGTAAATAAAAGAAAAAGGATATAAAATGAAAAATATAGATTATGAACAATTATACTATGACAGTTTATATGAAATAAGGAAGAAAGATGAAGAAATTAAATATCTTAAAGACGAGATAATGCAGTTAAAAAATAAGAAAACGATAGATTTACAGAAATATATAGATTATGAATTTAAAAAGTATAGAAAGGAAAGTAAAAGATGATAGAAGTAAACGATTATGTAAGAACAAAAAATGGAATTATTGATAAAGTTATAAATTCTAATTTTTATATGAGCATATATGTAGAATGTGAAAAGGGACTTTATTTAATAGAGAACATAGTAAAACATAGTAAAACATAGTAAACAACTAATAGACTTAATAGAAGTTGGAGACTATGTAAATGGAAAATATGTAGCAAAAATAGGACAAGAAAAAAGTGGTAAATATATAATATCTTTGATTGGAATTGTAGATAATCAAGACATAAAAACAATACTAACAAAAGAAATTTATATGGCTAATTGCTATAAAGTAGGAGGAGAATAGATAAATGTATTATTGTTTATTTGAACAAAGCGGAACATTTAAAAACGAATTTAAAAAACTCGGTTATGAAGCAATAGATTATGACATACAAAATGAATTTAATGAGACAAATGTAGTAATAGATTTATTCAAAGAAATAGAAAAAGCATATAACAAAGAAGAAAGTATATTCGATAATATAACTGAAAAAGATACAATTTTAGCATTCTTTCCGTGTGTACGTTTTGAAAATCAAATAGAAATGCACTTTAGAGGAACTTGTGCAAGCATAAAAAAATGGACTGATGAGCAAAAACTAGAATATGATTTAAAACTACATAAAGAATTAGATTTAATGTATGAAACAGTAACAAAATTAGCGATAGTATGTATAAGAAAGAAAATACCGCTAATAATAGAAAATCCGTATTCAACGACACATTATTTAACAAAATACTGGGCAATACCAAGCAAGATAATCGATAAAGATAGGACACTGAGAGGAGATTATTTCGAAAAACCGACGCAATACTGGTTTATAAACTGTGAGCCGAAATATAATATGATTCTAGAGGCATACTCTTGGAATAAAAAGAAAGATATATTACATACAAATCCGCGGTGCAAAAAGAAGCTTGATATCAAAAGAATATGCAAATAGATTTATAAGAGAATTTATAGTAGATGTAAAGGAGTAAATAAGATATGAAAATATATTATGGTGGTAGAGGAAATGGAAAAACAATGAAAACAATTCAATTATCAGTAGAAAAACAAATGCCGATAGTATGTTTTAATTATGAACATAAAAAAGATATAGAGCATAGAGCTTACGAGATGAGAGTAAAAGATAAAATGCCAGAACCTATATTGGCAACAGAAGTAAGAAAAAAAATAATTGGAAATAGAAAAGGATTAATAATTGATGATTTAGATATTCTATTAAGGCTTATATTAAATGACAATGTTTGCTATGCTAGTATGGAAGATTGTGAGATAGAAAAGTTAGAAAGGAGTAAATAAGATATGAGTTGCAAAGCTAAATTAAGACCAGATATAAAAGATAGAGGTAAACCAAGTGTAGAATTTGTTTTTGAAGGCAAGCCTAGATACTTTTGTTATGGATATATAGACCAAAGTACAGAGGAATTAATAGAGGAGTGTAGAGAATGCCCAGAAAACGTTTACAGAGCAGATGAAGTTATGCGAGATTTAAAAAAAGGAAGAAAAACTGTATATGATGGTTTAAGAAATAGAACGTCTAAAATTTTCAAGGAGAGGAGTGATACATAGTGAAAGAAAAAATAAATAAAAGAACAACTAAAGATAGTATTGAATATTTGGAACTACAGTGTATTGTTAATAATAGAATACATGATTATATTTCAAAATATCATAATTACCCTAAATACATCAAATTACCTTTATGGATATTTGACTGCTTAAAACAAACAATGTGTGAAGTGGATTTAAAAATAGATTATAAAACAGGAGAGTTTACATTCTTTAATTTAAAAGTTTGTGAAACTGTCAGCATAGAAAAAGTAGAAGAAATTGAGGTGTTTTAAGTGAAAGAAAATGATGAAGCATTAAAAGTAATAGGAAAAAGATATATGTTATGGAATATTCAAAGACAAGTGTATGCATTAAAGCTAAAAGATAGAACGGTAACAGAAGAATGGTTAATTGATATATTAGATAGTTTAGAAAAAATGCAATTAGTAGAAGAAGATAACTGGGAAACTAAAAAATATATAGAAAGTGAAATAGAACAAGACATAATAAGAGAAAGCAAGATATTAAATAAGAGAATTAGGGAGCTGATTAAGTGAAAGAAAATAGTATAGAAGAAACAAAAAAACAATTAGAGTTAATATTAAAAGTTCGTAAAGAACAAAAAGAAATAATAGAATGTGCTGGAGGAAGTTGTATTAATTGCAATCCAGACATTAAAGCATTAACTAACAGTATAGATATTTTATCAGATTATAAAAGAGTATTAAAAGAGAATGAAGAATTAAAAGCTGATAATTACGAATTGAATAACAGAATAAGTGATTTATTAGATAATATTCCAGTTCAAGAAGTAAAAGATAAGATAGAAGAATTAAAACAAGAAAAGAAAAAGTATGGCAATTGTTTAATAGAGATGTACGAAGATGAATTAGTAAATAGGGATATTAAAATTTTACAAGAACTACTAGAAGGGAGAAAATAAAATGAAATATAAAGGATATGAACTGCTAAAAGCAATAGCAGATGGAAAGATAAAAGAACGGAAGCAAAGTAATAGCACCAAATGATACACAATATACATACAACGGAATGCTTTTTGAAGATAAAAATAAAAATTTTATGAATGAAGAATTTTCAGACCGTGAGTATGCAATGTTAGATTTTGAACTAATAGAAGATGAAATAGATATAGATAGTATAAAAGAAATAGCAGTTAATGAAAATTATGGTTGTGAAATTATAAATGAAGATAACATACATTTATTATTTGAACAACAAAATAAATTAGTACAAGCAGTAAAACAGCTGAATAAAAAAGTAAAACAGTTAAAGGAGGACTAGCATATGACAAAAGAACAAGCAATAGAATATTTTAAGAAACATATAAAATATTTTGAAGAACAAATCAAATTTATAGAAGCAACAGATTGTGATTATTATGATGAAGAACTTGAATTATATCAAAATAGAGTGAAGCAGTTTAATACAGTTTTATCTATGCTAAAAGAAAAAGACAAACAAATAGATAAATTAAAGAAACATAATGATAAATTATTAAGAAAATTAAGAAACAGAGTAAAAGAAGTTAAAAAATTAGAAAAATATAGTCTATATAAGGAAGAATTTTCAAGATTAAACAAGCAATTACAAAATAAAGACAAAATAATAGATTTAATGGCAAATCATATAGCAACAAGTGATAGTGACTTATGCGAGTATTTAGATATAACAACTAAATGTAAATATTATGCAGGAGACAATGGAAAAACTTGTGATAACTGTATAAAACAATATTTTGAAAATAAAGCAAAAGAATTATTAAATAAATAAAAGAGCATACTACATCTAAAGAGGTGTGGTATGCAAGATAAAGAGGTAATTCAAAAGTGGAAAGCAGGATTAAGTAAGAATCAGTTAGCAACAATGTATAAAAGACAATATAATCAAGAAATAAAGATAATAAGAAGTACAGTAAGACACAGACACGATGGAAGATACATAAGCAATTATGAAGCATTAGCTTATGTAGAAAGAGTAATATATAAATATTTGAAAGAGAGGTAAAAATATATGAAATCTGAAAAAGGTATAATAGAAATATTTGTAATTGGAATTGTTGTAATTTTATTCATAATACTATGTAGTGTAATTTGGATTACAATAAAAGAAGAAAAAGATTATGGAATAAAAGAAGGACAAGTTATTGATAAAAAATATCATTCAGCATACACAACAATGATGAGTTGTGGAAAATCACTAATACCACAATATCATCCAGAAAGTTATAGAATACAGATTCAAAAAGAAATCGACGGAAAAATAAAGTCAATATGGGTAACCGTTGACAGAGATACATATCATAAAATAAATTTAGGAGATTATTATAACGGAATGGAGTGATACAAATGACAATAAATCATATATACAACATAGTAATAGAAACAATGAAAGAATTAGAGAATATAAACTTATTAGACATAACAAAAAGAAAACAAAATCAAGCACAATTAAATAGAGCATATAAGATTTTAGATGACTTAAAAGATGAATTAATAAGAGAAAATATAAAAAGGAGGCATACTAATGAATAAAGACTTTTTAGATAAAATAGAGAATACAAATAATGAACTAGAAAGATTAAAACAAAGATTACAAAAAATAGAAAATAAAGAATGTATAGTAATAAAAGATAGTGTACAAGGAAGCAGTACAAGTTATCCATACATAAAACATAATTGTGTAATAGAACGGTGTTGAAATACCTAAAAATGCAGGATTAAAAAGAAAATATAAAAAGATGATAAAAGACAAAACATATAAACTAGATAAAATGAGATTGCAATTAGAGTATGAGCTAAATTATGTACAAAATGCAGAGTTAAGAGATATAATAAGATACAGATATAATGATAATAAAACGTGGTTACAGATAATGTTTTTAATGAATTATAACAATGAAGATACAGCAAGAAAAAAATTAATAAGATTTTTAGAAAAAAAATAGAAATGTCCGTTTTGTCCGCTTAAAAGATGATAAAATATTATTAATGAAAAGTGTAATCGTTCAGAAATGAACAAGCCCAAGATTACAAAAGTATTAGCTACAAATAGGTTGTGTGTATAAGAGTAGATGTTTTAAATGTCTATTCTTTTTATTATGTTATGAAAGGATGATAGAAAATGGATTTTGGAAAAGCAATACAATTATTAAAAGAAGGAAAAAGAGTACAAAGACAAGGCTGGAATGGGAAAAATCAATATATAGAACTTGCAACTTGTATAAGTTATAAAAACACTAATAATGAAATAATAAATGCTGAACATGATGCAATAGGAAACAAAGCAATAGCATTTGTAGGAACATCAGGAGTTCAATTAGGTTGGTTAGCCAGTCAAGCTGATATGTTAGCAGAAGACTGGAAATTAGTAGATTAGTTATTACCAGTATGCTAGGTAACTGATAATTATGTATTGGGATACAATATCACTCCTTATAAGATATAATATATAAACTTTTGCAGAACTTACCTAGCGAGTTCTAATATATGTGCTTTTAGCTCAGTTGGTAGAGCATCTGGTTGAAGCCCAGAGTGCCTAAGTTCAATTCTTAGAAAGCACACCATATTATATATAACTTACATATTTCGTAGTGTTTATAAATAAAAGAAAAGAGGAAAAGATATGCCAAAAGAAGAAATAGAAGAATTTAAAGAAGAACATAATTGTAGCACATGCACAAAGAACATAGAATGTAAAATAGTAAGAAGAATAGACGGAAAATTAACATGCACAGAAGAGGAATAGAGTATGATTCAATGTTTAATAGATAATAAAATATGCCCAAACGGGAATAAAAAGTGTAAAGTATGTAAATTTGACAGTTGTGAGGAAGTGCTAGAGATGATAGATGAAGAGCAAAAATATGCAGATGATGATAAAATAAAACAAATAAAGAGCGAATTACCAGAACAGTGTAAAAACTGTTCTTTTTTAGAAATTACTAATTTAAGAGAAGGTAAAGTATTTTGCCCGTACAGGATTAAAGATAAATGTTTAATAAAGTAGAGGAGAATGAAAATGTATCTAAAAGTAAAATCAAAGAAATTAAAAAATCTCAGTGTAAAAATAGCTCAAGCAAAGAATAATCTAGTTGTGAATATATTAAATAAAAAAGGATACGAATGTGATAATTCACAAATAAGTCAAATAAAAGCAAATAGAAAATTAAATTCAGAACAGAAAAAAGTAATATTAGAAAATCAAAACGAGAAAGTATCAAAAATTGGAAGTTACTATGTATGGGAAGCAGATGTTATAGTAAAGATAGTAGACAAAGTAACAGGAAAAGAGGTATAAGACTATGTGGAACATATTTTTAGGAATAATATTAAGTTGTTTAGGAGTAATAGCAATAGCATTTACTCTTTTTATTTTTGTTACAATAATAGATGTAATGATAAAACAATTTAAAAGAAAATAATTTTAATAAATTTTAATTAGGAAGGGGTGAACCAAGTGTTAAGTGAAAAACAAATGCAATGTATAAACTTAATGGTTATAGAAAATAAAACACAAAAACAAATAGCAAAAGAATTAAAAATAACAGAACAGACAATATGCAACTGGAAAAAAGATAAAGAATTTAAAAATGAAATAGAGAAAAATATAAAAGAAAATTTTGGTTCACTTGCTTTGGATGCACAAAAGGAATTAAAGAAATTATTAAAATCAAATAACGAATACATAAAAATGCAAGCAGTAAAGGATATTCTTGATAGAGCAGGATATAAACCTGTTGAAAGAAGAGAAATAAAAGATGATACGGAAAAAACAAAGAAAATAGATGCTATATCAGATATATTAAATCAAATGCAAAGTGCAGATGATGTGTAATGTTAAAATTAAGTCAAAAATATAAAGAGTTCTTACAAACCAAATGCAAGAGAGAGTTTTTAGAAGGAACAACCGCGGCAGGAAAAACAACAGTCGGAATATTCAAGTTTATGTGTATGGTTGCTGATTCTGATAAAAAGTATCATATCATTGCAGGTGATGATGTAGGAACAGTAGAAAAGAATGTAATAAACTCTGAAAATGGTTTACTAGAACAATTCGAAGATATAGCAGAGTACTGGCCAAAGGGAAAAGACAAAATAAGATTACCACATATAAGATATGATACTAATAAAGGCGAAAAGATAATATATGTATGTGGTTATGGTGATAAAAAAAGATGGAAAAAGGTTTTAGGTGGACAAGTTGGTTGTGTATATCTAGATGAAGTAAATTTAGCAGATATGGAGTTTATGAGAGAAGTTACACATAGATGTAAATACATGATGACAACATCAAACCCAGATGATCCATCATTAGACATTTATAAAGAATTTATAAATAAAAGTAGACCGATACAAAAGTATGAACAAGATTATCCAACAGAGTTATTAAAAGAATTAAAAGAACCACATGTACAAGGTTGGGTACATTGGTATTTTACATTTTATGATAATGCAGCATTAACCAAGGAAGATATACAAGAAAAAATAGACGCAACACCGATTGGAACCAAGATGTATAAAAATAAAATACAAGGATTAAGAGGAAAAGCAACAGGACTATGCTTTAATTTACAACCTAAAAACATAATAACAATAGAAGAAGCAAAGAAGATGAAATTTAAGCTATTTTCTATTGGTTGTGACACATCATACTCAAAGGAAAGTCACGATAAGGTAACATTAGAAGGTATAGGCATAACAACAAATAATAAGTGTGTTTTATTAAAAGAAAGAACATTCAATAATAAAGACAGAACAATACCATTTGCACCATCAGACGTAGTTCAATGGATAGTAGAATTTATGGAAGAGTTCAAAAACGAATGGGGATTTGCAAGAACGTGTTTTATAGATAATGCAGACCAAGGAACAATAATGGAGGCAAACAAAGCAAAAAGACAAAATGCTTTAGTATATAACTTTGAAAACGCATGGAAAAAAACAAAGATAATCACTAGAGTTCAACTACAAGAAAGTTGGCTGAATACTGGTGATTTTTTAATTGTTGAAACTTGCAAAGACTATATAGATGAATGTAACAAATATTCATTTGATGAAGATAATCAACCAGAAGACGGGAACGACCATAGCATAAATGGATGTCAATATGCTTGGTTGCCACACAAAAAGAAAATTGGTAATTGGGAAGTAATAAAGAAATTGATTAAAGATGAAAGCGAGGAATAATATATGAGTACGAGAAGCACATTATTTCAAACACCAACAATTGAGATAGACCAAAGTAGATATGAAGAATTAATACAAAAGGAATTAAAATATAAACAATATAAAGAACAAGCACCAATAGAAGTAATTAGAATAATAGAAGGTAAAGATAATGAAACAGTAATAACTGAAAGTGAGGAATAAAATGGGAACAGTCAACGATAAAATAAAAAATGTAATAAGAAATTGGTTAGAAATACAACCAAGTGTAGGAGATACAATAACAATACAAGAAACAAATACATTTGAAGGAAACTGTTTTAGAAATCTATTATGGTATAGAGGAGATGCATCAGAATTGCATCAATATTATACACAAACAGATGACTTGATGGGAAATGCAAAGTTTTGGGCAGCACAAAGTACAACTGGTATAAATATTAGAAAAATACATACTGGGTTACCTGCTATGATAGTTGATATGTTAGCAGATATAATAGTTGATAGTTTTAATAAAATAGAAGTTAAAGGGAACAACGAAGCACAAACAAATTGGAAAGAAATAGCAAAAGAAAATGACTTCAAAGAAACATTAAAACAAGCAATAATTGATGTATTTGTACAATGTGATGGTGCATTTAAAATAAGTTATGATACAGATATAAGTAAATATCCTATAATAGAATTTTATTCTGGACAAGATGTTGATTATGAATATACAAGAGGAAGAATAACAGGAATAAACTTTAAAAATAAATATCCTAAAAAAGATACTTGTTATACTTTGTTTGAAAAGTATTCTAAAGATGGAATAAAATATGAATTATATAAAAATGACCAGTTAATGAAAGACTACCATTCTATTCCAGAAACAGCAGACTTGAAAGAACCAACAGATACTAAATTTATGATGGCTGTGCCTATGATGTTTAATAAATCGAAGAAATATAAAGGTAGAGGTCAAAGCATATTAGAGAAGAAATTAGATGCTTTTGATAGTTTTGACGAAGTATGGAGCAAATGGATAGATGCATTAAGAGATAATAGAACTATAACATATATTCCAGAAGATTTAATACCAACAAATGAGAATGGAGACTTATTAAAACCTAATACATTTGATAATAGATATGCTAAAGTAGGAAGTACAACATCAGAAACAGAAAGTAGCAAGATTACAAGAGAAAAAGGAGACTTTGATTATGAAGGAATGCTACAGTCATATATAACAGCATTAGATTTGTGTTTACAAGGTTTAATAAGCCCTAGTACCCTTGGAATAGATGTAAAAAAATTAGACAATGCAGATGCACAAAGAGAAAAAGAAAAGGCAACACAATATACAAGAGGCAAAGTAATTGATGTATTAGAAAAAGTTATTCCTAAACTAGTTACAATATGCCTGAAAGCATATGATTTAGCACAAGGAAAAACAGCAGGAGAATACGAAGCAATTGTAGATTTTAAAGAATATGCTAATCCAAGTTTTGAGGCAACAGTAGAAACAGTTTCAAAGGCTAGACCAGGACAAAATGTAATGAGCATTGAAAAAACGGTAGATACAATGTATGGTGATAGCTTAACAAAAGAAGAAAAACAGGAAGAAGTAAAAAGGCTAAAAGAAGAAGCTGGAATAATTGAAAAAGAAGAACCTAATATAATGGAAACATTAGAGTAGGTGATTAAATGCAAAATGAATATGATATAAAAAAAGTAATGGAAGAAATTGAATTACAATTAATTACTTCTATGAAAAGAACATTATGGAGTCATAAAGAAGATGAAAAAGCAAAAGGATTTGACTGGCCACAATGGCAAGCATTAAAAATAAAACAATTTGAAGGTTATAAAAAGACAAATAAAGAAATATTTAGCAGCAACACAAAAGGGTTAAATAGATATTTATATAAACATATAAAAAAACAATTTAAAGAAGGTGCAGGAAGAACCAATAAACAGGCATTACAGTCAGGAATTATAAGAAAAGAAGATTCACAATTAGGTGGATCTTTTTTTGGATTAAATCATAGAAAATTAGATGCATTAATAAAAAGTACAAAAAATAACATGAAAGATGTAAAATATGCAACTTTGAGAATGGCAAATGACCAATACAGACAAATAATATATAAAGCGCAAGTATTTGCTAATACAGGAGCAGGAACAGTAAAACAAGCAATTGATATGGCAAGTAAAGATTTCTTGGAAAGAGGGTTTAATTGTATTGAATATAAAAATGGTACAAGACATAATATAGCTGATTATTGTGATATGGCTATTAGAACGGCAAACAAAAGAGCTAATCTAATGGGTGAAGGTGAAATGCGTAAGAAATTAGGCAATTCATTAGTGTATGTATCAAAACATGGCAGTGCTTGTGATAAGTGTACACCATGGGAGGGAAGAGTATATATAGATGATGTATGGTCTGGTGGAACAGAAGATGATGGGAAATATCCATTATTAAGTACTGCAATTGAAGGAGGATTTTTGCATCCAAGATGTCACCATGGTTTAAGTACATATTATGAAGGAATAAATGATGAACCAGAAGAGGTAACAAAAGCAAAACATAGTCATGATAAAGAAGATAAATATACTCAATATTTGCAACAAAGACAGAAACAATATCAAAGATTAGCAGCAGGTAGTTTATTACCTGAAAATGTATTAAATTACCAAAATAAGGCTAATGAATTGCAAAATCAAATAGAAAGTAGTAAAATAGGTTTATCAAATGATGAACAATATGCAATAAATCAATACATTAGTTCAGAAAGTTATAAAATAAATGAAACTTTAAGAAATAATATAAAATTAACAGATGAACAGAAAAGAATGAGGGACAATTTAGATAGTGTACTAAATAAATGTAATAACTACAATGGAAATATTGTTAGAGTATTAGAAATAAAAGACAAAGAATTGTTGAAAGATTTTCTAAAAAAGAATAAAATAGGGAAAATAGAAAATTGGAAAGAATATTTATCATTTTCAGATAAAGAAAGTTATAATAAAAATGCAAATATAAAAATATATGTAAATTCAACCAGAGCTAAGGATATAAGAAAATACAATGAAACTGAAAGTGAAATATTATATCCAAGAAATAGTAAATTTGTAACAAGAAATATAGTAAAACAACATGGTACATATTATATTTTATGGGAGGAAATAGATGAGTAATTTATCATTAGAGGATTTTAATAATCTTACAGAAGAAGAAAAAGGGGATAGATATAAAGAATTAAGTGAACATGATAAATTCTTAGTGCGAATATCAATGCCAATAGGTGGAGAAGTTATAGGATATAGAGAATTAACTGAACAAGAGAAAGAAGAAGGAGAAGAATTTGCAAGAGCAGTTAAAAGTGGAAAAATTGAAGAATGGTTTAATAAAAAATAAATTCTTATAATATTCGACAAAATTCGACAACAAAGGTCGAAAAAAAATGATATACTCTTTTTAGAATAAAATAAAAGGAGGAATTGTCATGGCAAATCATGCAGAAAATGAAAAGAAACCAATTTATAAAAAATTGTGGTTTTGGATAATTATTATAGTAATAGGAATAATTATAGGTGCTTCACAAAGCAATAATACAGTTAATACTTCAACTAATAATTATCAAAAAAATAATTCAGTAGAAGTTACTATTGTAGATTTCAGTACTATGTCAAAAGAAGAAGTAAAAGCATGGATAGATACTAATAAGATTAATGGTAAAATAACAGAAGAATATTCAAATGATATTGTAAAAGGAAATTTTGTTAGTCAAAGCATTTCGGCAAATACAGTAGTGCATCAAGGTGATAAAATTAATATAGTTTATTCTTTAGGTAAAGAACCTACTGCAGAAGAAAAAAATGCATTAAAAAAAGCAGAAACTTATTCTAATTCACTACATATGTCAAAGCAAGGTATCTACAATCAATTAACTTCATCAGTGGAGGGATTTACAAAAGAAGCGGCACAGTATGCAATAGACAACATAGAAACAGACTGGAATAAGAATGCTTTGGAAAAAGCAAAGACATATCAAACAAGTATGAGTATGTCTAGTAAAGCAATATATAATCAATTGATTTCATCAGTAGAAGGTTTCACAAAAAGCGAAGCACAATATGCAATTGATAATTTAGATAAATAATATACAAGCGCTTACAGAAATGTAGGTGCTTTTTATATGCAAGTTTAGTGTAACGGTAGCACAACAGTCTCCAAAACTGTTTGTAGTGGTTCAAATCCATTAACTTGTGCCATTTTTAGAATTAGAGCTTTATATAAGCTCTTTTTTATTACAAAAAATTATGGTCGACGGACCTTAAACGGGGGAGGTTCCAATATGGAAGACGAAAAAAAAGAAAATGTAGATACTCAAACTACAACAGATAATGCTCAAAAAGAGCAAAAAACTGAAAACAAAAATGAGGGTGAGAAAGCTAAAAAACAAGTAGCCCAAAAAGGTGATGACGGTTCAATAGTTTTCAAAAATCAAGATGAGTTAGATGGATTTATCAGAAGAATGTATGCCAAAGGAGCAGAAAAAGCAGAACAAGGCGAAACTTCTAAACAAGTTCAAGACACTCAAAACAAACAAGAAGACAAAGGACAAGAAGAGCAAAAAGAGACTGTTCAATTAGACTATACTGACAAAATAGCACTTGCTATGGCCAAAGCAGGGGTTGATGTTAAGAAAGTTGAAAGAGCAGCAAGATTAGTTGATATGTCAAAAGTTCTAGAAAACGGTGTATTAGATGCTAAGAAACTAGAGGACGAAATCAACTCAGTAATTTCTGAATTTCCTGAGTTAAAAATAGCAAAGGAAGAAGAAAAAGAAGAAAAAGGATTTAAATTCGGAGCAACACAAAGTAACTCTGATGAAAATCAAAAAAACAAAAAGCCTGTAGCCACAAAAAGATGGAACAGGTTTAATTCATTTTAGGAGGTAATTAATTATGGCAAATTCATTGAATTATGCAGAGGTTTGGCTTCCAGACCTATTAGAAATAATGGAGCAAGATAGTTTAACATCACCATTTATAACATCAAACGTTAAATGGGTAGGTGCTAAAACATTTCATTTTACACAAATGAAGACAAGTGGTTATAAATCACATAATAGAAATGGTGGATGGAATAAAGGTAGTTATGAACAAAATGATGTACCTTATACAGTTACACATGATAGAGATATTGAATTTTTAGTAGATGTAGCAGATGTTGATGAAACAAATCAAACAGCATCAATAAAAAATATATCTAAAACATTCCATAAAACTCAACAAGTTCCAGAGATGGACGCATATTTCTTTTCAAAAGTAGCAAGTGAAGCACAAAAATTAACAGGGTATCATAGTTCTACAGCTGAATCAGAGTGGACAAAAGCAAATGTATTTACAAAATTAAAAGGTATGCTTAGTGCTGGAAAATTAAGAAGATATGTAAAAAATGGTTCATTAATTTGTTATGTTAGAAGTTTTATTATGGATTTATTAGAACAATCTACAGACTTCACAAGAAAAATAGAAATGACACAAATAGCAGAAGGTGGAATTGGTATTGAAACAAGAATAACAGATATTGATGGTGTAACTATTATGGAAGTTATAGATGATGAAAGATTTTATGATAAATTCGATTTTACAGATGGATTTGAACCAGTAGAAAAAGTAACAGCTGATTCAAGCAAAGGAATAGAACCTGTAACAGGTTCTCATAAAATAAATGTATTAATCGCATCTCTTGAAACTGTAAAAACAGTTCCTAAAATATCTAACATATATTATTTTGCACCTGGTTCACATACAGAAGGTGATGGCTATTTATATCAAGACCACTCATTATCTGATACATTTGTTTTCCCAAACGGAAAAGATAATAAAATTGATAGTATATATGTTGATGTTGATACAACTGAATATGCTGGAGAATAGGAGGTCACAATGTCTAAAATAAGAGTTGAAAAAGGTAATGCACTATTACTTATTGAAGAAGAGGAACTAGCACAATATGAAGCTAGAGGATATTCAAAATTAGGAGCTACTAAAAAAGTAGCTTCTAAAGATTTAGAAAAAGAATTAAAGAAAATTGCAAAAGTTAATGAGGAACTAACAGCAAAAATTGCAAAAGTTGAAGAAGAAAAGACAGAGTTAGTAAAAGTTAATGAGGAACTAACAGCAAAAATTGCAGAATTAGAAAAGAAAGTAAAATAAGAGGTGTTGCAAATGATAAATGTTTATGCAACAAAAGAGGATTACTCAAAATATGGTTCTAAAGTATTAGAAGATGAAGAAATAGAAAAAAATTTAGAGTTAGCCTCAATAGATGTCAACAGAGCGACATTGACAAGAATTGAAAGAAGAGGATTTGATAATTTAACAACACAACAAAAAGATTTAATAATCAAAGCAACTTGTTTACAAGCAGAATATATAAAAGAAGAAGGCTTATATGATGATAACAGTATATCTAGTTATTCTATAGGTGGAGACTTAACAGTAAATGAAAAGGAATCACAGGATATGGCAGATAAACTCAATATATCAAAATTGGCCTTTTTCTATTTAAAAAGAACAGGACTAACAAATAGGATTATATGATAAAAAAGTTAAATCCAAAACATCTTGAAAGATTATTAAATAATAAATGTGATGTAGTTATATATCAAGAAGGCTTATCAGAAGATGGTGAGCCTTTAGCTTCTTTAAATTTAGAAAATCAAAAATGTAGATTTGTTGAAACAACTAAAATTATAATTAGTTCAGATGGAAGAAAGATTCAACTTGTGGGAAAAGTCATATTACTTGGAGATATAGCACCAACTATAAAGAAAATAGGTGGTGGACAAGTAATAATAAATGATATAGAATATGAAATTTATCAAGCAAGTAGACCTAGAAATCCAGATGGAACCGTTCATCATACAACATTGGAGTTGATTTAATATGAAAATAACGTATAATACTAAAAATATAAATGGATTATTAGAAAATGCAAGATTAGCATTGATAGATACTGCAGAAGCGGTAAAAACAGATTTAATTCAAAGTCAAACAATGCCATTTGATACTGGTACAATGCAGAACGATAGCACTTTTGTAGATGATAAAAAAGTTATAAGAGGTGTGACTAGAATAGTTGTAGATACAGTATATGCAAGAAAGGTTTATTTCGACCCAGAAATACATATAAAACAAGGTAAAAATCCTAATGCTAAACAGTATTATTTTGATGATTATATTAGTGGAAGCAAGAAAGATTTACCAATAAAATATTTTAAACAAATGTTAAAAAGGAGAAATGGATAATGATAGCAAGAATTAGTGTATCTAAAATAAGAGATTATTTAAAAACTAGTATTACAGAGTGTCCAAAATGGTACATAGGTCAAATGGATGAAAATCAAGATAGAGCAATTGCTTTATATGCTAATCGTAGACAATTAGAAGACAATTCAAAATATAAGAATTTAAAAACATATGGGATATTGCCAATTACATTACTGTTAAGATGGACAAAAAATTATAATACGGCTGAAACAATGGCCAATAAGATTTATGAACTATTAGACTGTAGTTCTTTTTTTATTGATGATTATAATTGCTCAATTGAGTGTTTATATAATGGACCTATTGATTTAGGTGCAGATGAAAACAATATTTACAAGTTTTCAATAGAATTAAATTTATTATATAGAAAGGGTGAAGAATAATGGGAGCAAAATCAGGAGTATATCCAGTATATGAAAACCAATTTCAAGTTGGTGCTACTAAAGAAGCTTTAACTGATATAGCTGATATGGAAAGTTTTTCAGTAAAATTAGACAATGGAGTAGAAGAATGGAATCCATTAGATCAAAAAGGATGGGTTAGAAGATTAATGACTTCTAAATCAGTTACTATTTCAATTTCTGGAAAAAGAAATTTTGGAGATACTGGAAATGATTATGTAGCAGGATTAGCACTAAAAAATGGAAGAGATGTTGAAGGATGTTTACAATGGACATTTCCAAATGGTGCAAAATTAGTATTTGAAAATGCAATATTTAACATAACAAACTGGGGAGCAGGAAAGTCAACAGAAGTTATTCCACTAGAATTTGATGTAATGTCAAACGGAAAACCAACATACACAGAAGCATCACCACAAAGTGTTGAAACTACACAAGCGGTAAAAAAATAAGATATTAAAAAGCAAGAGGTCCTTAAAGGCCTCTTATAAATATATTTAGGAGGAAATTTAAAATGGCAAATATAGATATTAGTTCAAAATTAAGTCATGAACCACAAACAATAACAATAGCAGAAGGTAAAACATATGAAGTAGACTGCGGAGCAGAAACAATGTTGAAAGCACAAGATTTATTTAAAAAAGATGATAGTTTAGATGGATTATTTAAAGCAATAGAATTATTACTAGGAAAAGAAGCATTAGAAGAAATAAAAGGAATGAAAGTAAAAGTTGCAGATTTAAAAGTCATTATTATAGCAATAATGGCACAAGTAAATGAAATTACTTACGAGGAAATGGAAAAACGATTTCAAAACAAATAATGAAACAGAATTATGGTATGACATGGAAGAAGACTGGCCTTTAATTGAGGCAAGTTTAGCAAAACAATATGGAATAAGAATAAGAAAAGAAATAGACACAATGAATTATGCAGAATTGTGTAACCTTATATCTGGTTTAATGCCAGATACTCCACTTCGGAAATATTGTACAAATCCGTAGTGAAGATGATGAAGAAATGTTAAAAAATTTCACACAAGAACAAAAAAATATAAGATGGAAATATAGAAATAAATTAGCAAAAAAAATGAGTAAGGAAGATTATGAAAAAGTTATTACAGAATTTCAAAAAGCATTTAAAGAAATGGCTGGTGATAACAAATGATAGAAGTAAGATGCCCTAATTGTAATCAACTTTTGTTAAAAGTTGAACAATGTAAGGGCGAAATAAAATGTATACGATGTAAGAAAACAATAAAAATTAATATAGATGAAAAAAGACAGAGTGAGCAACACGACCATTAGTGGTGAGTAGTTAGCCAATACCTGCTTTTATCCTAAAAAAGAAGGGAGGAGCAGGTATATGAGTACGAATGTAGGCTCAGTTGATTTTGAATTATTATTAAATTCAAATCCATTTAATAAAGGAATAAAAACTGCAACAAATACTATTAAAAGCTCAGGAATAGAAAATTCACTAAAAAAAATTGGTAAATTAGCAGTAGCAGCATTCTCTGTTAAAGCAATAGTAAATTTTGGCAAAGAATGTATTGATTTAGGCTCTAATTTAACAGAAGTGCAAAATGTTGTTGATGTTACTTTTGGAAATTTAAATACAGAAGTAAATAGATTTGCTGAAAATGCAATAACTCAATTTGGCTTAGGACAAACAGTAACCAAAAAATATGTTGGTACATTTGGAGCAATGGCGAAGGCATTTAACTTTTCTAATAAGGAAGCTTTGGCAATGTCAGAAACTTTAACAGGATTAACAGGTGATGTTGCTTCTTTTTACAATTTATCAAGTGATGAAGCATACACAAAATTAAAGTCAGTATTCACTGGTGAAACAGAGACTTTAAAGGATTTAGGTGTTGTAATGACACAGAATGCATTAGATCAATATGCATTGGCAAATGGTTATGGAAAAACAACGTCTAAAATGTCTGAACAGGAAAAAGTGGCTTTAAGATATAAATTTGTATTAGATAAATTGAATATAGCAAATGGAGATTTTGCAAGGACAAGTGATAGTTGGGCAAACCAAACAAGAGTATTAAGTCTAAGGTTTAACGAACTAAAGGCAACTTTAGGACAAGGATTTATTAACATATTTACGCCTATTGTAAAAGGAATAAATATGGTGCTTTCTAAACTTCAAGTGTTGGCAAATGCTTTTAAATCATTTACAGAAATGATTTTTGGAAATGCTGGTGGAGATGATAGCTCTAATTCGGTTTCAAATTTAGCTTCTGATGCATCAAAAGCAAGTGATGCTGTAGGCAGCATAGGTGACAGTGCAAAGAAGACCAAAAAGGATTTATTAGGATTACGTGGAATAGATGAAATTAATAATTTAACAACAAGTAGTGATGATACTTCTTCAAGTAGTGGTGCTGGAAAAATAGATACAAATGGACTAAATTTAACAGATAATCTAAAAAAACAAGCAAGTGATATAGGAAAAATATTTGGCGATATTAATTTTGAACCGCTTATTAATTCTTTTAACAAAGTAAAAGAAACGGCACAACCACTGATAACCACAATAAAAGATGGTTTAAAATGGTTATATGACAATGTTTTAGTCCCATTAGCCAAATGGACTATACAAGATTTACTTCCAGCATTTTTGAATTTAGTTGCAGGTGCATTAACTGTTTTAAATCCATTAATAACAGCCTTTGAACCAATTTTTCAATGGTTTTGGAATAATTTTTTAGAGCCTGTTGCAAAGTGGACAGGTGGAGTAATAGTAGATACACTGAATTTGTTGGCAGATGTTTTAACGGAAATAGGAAATTGGATGAGTAATAATCAAAGTGTAGTTACTGGAATGGAAATTGCAGTATTAGGATTTTTTAGTGCGTGGAAGGTTGTAGAATTAATGTCTTTTATACAACAGGCAGGAGGAGTAATTGCAGCATTGGGATTGCTAAAAAATGCTATTTTAGGGAATGTAATTGCAAAAATTGCAGATAAAGCAGAAACGATTGCATTAACATTGATGTATGCGAAAGATTTTGTGGTAAGTATTGCTTCAGGAACGGCAGCTTTAGTTAAACAGGCAGCACAATGGGTTATAAACACAGGGGCTAAAATTGCAAATACAGCAGCAACTATTGCTGGTACAGTGGCAACAACAGCGGCAACAACAGCAACATGGCTATTTAATGCAGCGTTAGCAGTATTAACATCACCAATAACATTAGTTGTAGCGGCTATAGCAGCATTAATTGCGATTGTAGTATTATTAATAAAAAATTGGGATAAAGTAAAAGAAACTGCAAGTAAATGTTGGGAAGGAATAAAGAATGCTTGGAATAATGCAGGACAATGGTTTAATGAAAAGATTGTTACTCCTATTAAAAATTTCTTTGAAAATTTGTGGAACAATATAAAAAATACTGCATCTGGGGCATGGCAAGGAATAAAAGGAATATTCTCAGGAGTAGGAAGTTGGTTTTCAAGTAAATTTCAAGAGGCTTATTATGGTATAACAAGAATATTTAGTAATATAGGGTCATTCTTTAGTGGAATTTGGAACAGAATAAAATATACTTTCAGCAGTTTAGGAACGAGTATAGGTAATGCAATTTCTGGTGCAGTAAGAAGCGGAATTAATGGTGTTATTTCCATGATAGAAAGAACTGTTAATAGGGCAATAAGCTTGATAAATGGAGGAATAAATTTAATAAATAAAATACCAGGAGTTTATGTAGGACATGTTCCTTCTTTATATTTACCACGATTAGCACAAGGTGGATATGTAAAAGCAAATACACCACAACTTGCAATGATAGGTGATAACAGGCATCAAGGCGAAGTTGTAGCACCAGAAGATAAACTACATAGCATTATGTCAGAAGAATTATCAAAATTTCAAGGAAATGGAAATAATAGTGAAGTGATTTCACTACTAAAAGAAATATTGAAGTATTTGAGAAATTCTAGCGGAGATACAGTATTAAATATTGATAATATAGAATTAGCAAGAACAGTAATTAAAGGAATGAAAGCATTACAAGCAAAATCAGACAAACCAATATTAGATTTTATTTAGAAAGGGAGCAGGAAAATGTCAATATTACAAGTAAATGGAGCAGAAATAACTGCTCCTAAAACGTGTAAAATAGGTATATCAGATCAAGATTATAATTCTGATACTGATTCAAATGGAAATTTACATAGAAATAGAGTTGCAATAAAAAGAAAAATATCAAATGAATGGGGTCCTCTTACTTGGACTGAAATAAGTAGAATATTAACATCTATAAAGGATGTTTTTTTTAATGTTACTTATCCAGACCCACAAACTGGAAAATATGAGACAAAAAGAATGTATGTAGGAGATAGAACTTCTCCTATTGCAGTTTTACAAGATGATGGAAGTATCATGTGGGAAGGATTAACAGCGGATTTCGTAGAAAAGTAGGTGATTAGATGTATATTATAAACCCATATTATTTGGAAGCATTATACAAAGAAGATAGAAGAACAAGAGCAAGAATAAAAATAAATGATATTACTATAAACAATGAAAATATAAAAAACATAAAATATGATTTGAGTATTAATGATAGTGAAAAATTTACAATAGGTGGAGTATATGGAGCTACTGCAACTGTTACATTATTAAATTATGATAATGAATTTGACAATATAAAATTCGAAAATAAGGAATTTAATATAGAATTATGTGTTGCAATAGAGGACTTATATACAGTAGGACAATTAAATACAGAATTAGTGAAAATAGTAAATACATTAAAGATAAAACAAGTATCTTCATTATGGATTCCACAAGGTATTTTTTATGCAACTGATATTAAGAAAAATGAAAATAAAACTATTACAATAAAACTTATAGATAAAACCAAATATTTAGACGATGAGTATATATGTAATTTAACACCACCGTTTACATTAAAACAATTATACGATGATGTTCACAAGCAAGTACAAATAATATCTGATACAACTACATTTTATAATCAAGATAAAGTAATAGATAAAGTACCAGAACGGATATACATATAAACAAATACTAGGTTATATATCTGAATGTGCTTGTGGATTTTATATATTAAACAGACTTGGAAATGGGGAATTAAGAACATATGGATTAGAAAGTGTAAAATCTATTTCAAGGGGAAAATATAAACAATTTTTACCATCAGAAAATTATATTACAATTCAAAAAATAAAATATGCAGGAAGTAATATTATTGGAGCAGAAAAAGGCTATGTTTTAGAGTTAGAAGAAAAGAATCCTTTTATAAATGATGTTATAGCTCAAAGTATACTACTAAAAATGCAAGGTTTTACCTTTATACCATATACATATAAAGCTACAATTTCAGATTTTGCAGTAGATGTAGGAGATATGTTCGATATAACTAATACTAATGATGTTAAATATTTAACATATATAATGGGAAATACTTGGGAATTTGATGGTTCTGTTACTCAAACTTGGGCAGCAAAAGGAGAGAACGAATTAAATAACACTTATTCATCTAAAGGACCAATAAGTCAACAAATAGAAAACATAATAAAAGAGCAAATACCTAATGCAAAACAAGAAGCGGTAGAAAAAGCAACAGAATTATTAACTAAATTTAATGGTGGATATGTAGTAAAAAAAGATGGTGAATTATTTATTTCAGACAATGAAGATATAGACAAAGCACAACATATATGGAGATGGAATATCAATGGATTAGGATATTCTAGCAAAGGAATTGATGGACCATATGGTTTAGCTATAACAATGGATGGAAAAATAGTAGCTGATTTTATTACTACTGGAACAATGTCTGCTGAAAGAATAAATGGAGGAACTTTAAAATTAGGTGGAAACAATAACACGAATGGTTCTATTCAAGTTGTAGATGCAAATGGAAAAGATTTAGTTACTATTAGTAAAGATGGGTTGATACTTTCTAATGGAACAAAGCTAATAGGAAACGGTGGTGTTTTATCAAATTTACAATTTTTAGCTAAGGGAATTTCAGAAGTTAATGGAGATTCTAAAAGTGCTGGGGAATATTGGTGGTTAGGTTTTATACCTGGCTATGTTTCTAGTGCAGATAAATATAGTTTGTATATTGATATATCTGTACCAAGTAATTTTACAATAACGTCTGCATATTTAAAATTAAGGCACATTCCAACAAAAACAAGTATGAAAAGTGGCTCTACAGTTTATGGATATGCTAGAAATGTTAAATGCTATATAGCAGAAATTTCAAATAATGTTTATGTTCAAGGTGAAGAACAAAGCGAATATAAATCAGAATTTGGAGGGATTTATTATAATGAAATAACAGGTTGTTTTAATAACTCAAATAATAGTTTTACTCCAGCAGTTCCAAGTGCAAATAATTTGAAAGTGACAGAAATCGTTTCAAAAGATATAGCTAGTAAAATACAGAAAAATTGCAGAATAAAAATAGCTACAACGAACTCAATACCTTCTGCTGAAAAGGATTGTTTTGCACAAACTGGTTTTGTTTGGGCTGCAATAAATATATATGGATATTTACAATAGGAGGGAAAATAAATGTCTAAATTTACGGATTTTTTAAATTTATTTATGTGGGACTCTATAGAAGATTCAGAAGAAGAATTTAATATAGATAAAGCATTAAATGATAATTGGAAGAAAATAGATACAAAAGTAAAAACACACGTTACTAGTGTAAATGAAGAAATTAATAATTTTAAAGAAGAAACAAATCAAAAGATAGAAAATATCCAAGCACTTCCAACAGGCGGCACAAAAGGACAAGTCTTAACAAAACAAAGTGAAACTGATGGAGATGCTAACTGGGAAGATATAGAAGCAAACGAAGTATTTGTAGGAAACAAAGAAGAAGCACCAAGTTCAGCAAAGATAATAGTAGAAGAAGACGACTTTGTAGAAGGCTCAACATTAGGCAAAGCTGAGGTATATGTAGGAGCAGAAGAACCGACAACTGGGGAAAAGGTGTGGTTTAATAAAAATAAAAATTCAATATATGTCAGAAACTCAAATGGAGTGTATGAAGAGTTTACAAAGAAAAGTGAAGAAGTATATTCAACAGAAGAGCAAGTTATTGGCACTTGGATTGATGGAAAACCATTGTATAGAAAAGTAGTTGAAATGGGGAATATGACAAAAGATAATTATAAAATGAAAGCACATAATATTCAAAATATGAAATATGCAAGAATAGTGGATGTTTCTATGCAAAGAGGTAATCAAAGTAGTGGCAATTTTCAATTATTTTCTGTTGGAAATGTTGGTGGAAAGTATAATGACACACAAGTCGGATTTGATACATATATAGATTCAAATTGTGTATATGTATATTGCAATGGAGATAGAACATTATTCGTTGGAACAGCAATTATTGAATATACAAAAACGACGGATTAGGAGGTAAACAATGAAAATAAAAAAGAAAAACACAACAATACCGATTTCAGGAAAAATAGTAGATACAGAAAATGTAGAAGATAAAACAAGTAATGCACCAAGTATGAGACTAGTGAAAGAAATGACAAAAGATATATATTCAACAGAAGAGCAAGTTATTGGCACTTGGATTGATGGAAAACCATTGTATAGAATAATTAAAGAATATAATGTGTCTGCAAAAGAAACACAATCAAATGATATATCAAGTATACCCTATGATACGATATTCATAAATTTAGGCAAGTCTTTTAATAGATGGTCTGATAATACATCTTCATCAATAATCTGGAATACAGGGGATAGTGATAAGGGAAATGTTTGGATAAATTATGAAAAAAAAATAAATATAATAAATAGTTCTAATGCTACTAGACATTATTGGATAACGTTAGAATATACAAAAACTACAGATTAGGAGGTAGATTATGAAAGTAAGAAACTCAAAAGGAGAATTAAAAGAATTAGTAATAAAAGCAAATGATAGCATACCAGCTGGTTCAGTCATAGACTTTGAGGGAGATGTAGTGCCAGAGGGGTATGAACAGGTTGAAGATAACAAAATTATATTATATGAAAATCAAGATGGAAATAATGGATATGAAATAGAATTACTTGATACGGTTGAAAAATGTGTAGAAGTAGAGATATATGGAATTGGAGATAATAATATAAGAATATACCAAAAAATTCTTAATCCCAATCAAGCTACATTTGAAATGTCATCAGAGGTTATGTATGAAGGTACAGAATATATAAATAAAGCATTATGTGCATTTATAAATAATAAATTTTATAAATATCAAGACAGAGAATACAAAATAGATGTAACATCAGCTAATGTTAGAAACGTTACAACTTCTAACTGGCTAAAAATAGTAAAAATAGTTGGAATATTAAGGTAAGTTAAAAAAGAATAGAGGTGTAAAGATGCAAGATACAGAATTAATTGAAAAAGTAGCACATCTGGAAGAGCGAGAAAAGTCAAATACAAAAAGAATAGGTGACCACGATGAAAGAATCGATAAACTTGAAAAAACATACTCTATAATGGAAAAAATGGATTATAGAATGGGAAAAGTAGAATCAGCAGTAGAAAAGATAGACTTGAAATTAGATAGTAAAGTATCAGAAGATGACAAAGCCAAAGGCAAGAAGTGGGACAAGTTTGTTGATTATATATTTTATTCAGTTTTGGCTGTAATATTAGGACTTATATATATGAAATTAGGTTTAAAATAGGAGGTAAAAGCTATGGAAAAAATAAAAACAATAGCAAAATACTTAACAAATATATTAGCAATAGTAAGTGCATTAGTAGCAGGAATAAATGCAGTAGATGGAATAACAATACCATATGCAATACAAATAGTACAAGTTATTGCAGTAGTACAAGGAGTTATTGGAACATATTTGTTAGGACAAAAAGCAATAAGTAATAAGGAGGAATAGTTATGGAAGATGAAATTGTAGAAACAATGGAACTTGCAGAAGAAGATACAAGAGGGGAGGCAAACGAATAATGAATATAGAAGATAGACTATTAACAATAAATCCATATTCAAGAAGTGGAGAAAAACAAAATAAAATTGAAAAAATTGTAGTTCATTGGGTTGGAAATGCAGGAAGTTCAGCATTAGGCAATAGAAACTATTTTGAAAGTTTAGCAACATCACATAAGACATATGCTTCATCTCATTATATAATCGGTTTAAATGGTGAAATAATAAGATGCATACCAGAAAATGAAGTTGCTTTCCATAGTGGTAGTTATTCAATGAATAGAAAGTCAATTGGAATAGAAGATTGTCACCCAGATTGGGAAGGAAAATTTAATGACAATACATATAACAGTTTAGTAGAGTTATGTGCAGATATATGCAAGAGATACAATCTAGGAATAGATGCAATTATAAGACATTATGATGTAACAGGAAAAGAATGTCCAAGATACTATGTAAGAAATGAACAAGCTTGGATACAATTCAAAAATGATGTAGCAAATAAAATAGGACAAGCTACAACTACAGTAGCAGTACCAAAAGTTGAAGGGAGTGATGAACCAGTGAAAAGATATAAAAACGGTTCAACAAAAGAAATTATATATGCAGATACAAGCTTAACAAAAGTTATAGGAAGTTTAAGCCCATACGAAGAATGTGATTGTTTTGGAATATTTAATGGAAGACCAATGGTAAGATATAATGTTTCTGGAACAGGTAATTACAAGATAGGATTTGCTAAATGGACAGGTGGAGTTAAATAAAATTAAGAGGTAAGTTGATTAATTTCAATTTACCTCTTTTTTGCGTTTTATGGCTAAAAATCAAGGTATGTAACTATATTAAATTAAAAATAAAACGGCTTAAAATTGATTGTGAAATGTTGGAATTTGGCTAAAAATAGGCAAAATTTACTTGAAATTACATAAAATTTATGCTATAATATTGACAGATGGAAAAAGAAATGTTAGGATTATGTTACATTTTTTTTGAAAATATCTTGACTAAAATAAATAGTTGTGATATTTAATATATATAAATAAGATAATAATAACTGCTTGTCTATTATCTTGTATGCTTATAAAAAAAGTAGAAGCTCAAAGCCTCTACTAAAAGTATCGTTTATCTAACCGAATTGGAGTTCTCCGCACGAACTTCAATTTTTTCTTTTGAAAAAGACAGATATGTATTGTATCCTATTGTAGCACACAAATACACAAAAAATCCAATTATAAATGCTATTAAAGCTCTACCGAGATATTTTATTGCTAAATCGTTGTTGTTACTTTTTTCCAACTTTATCACTCCCTTCTTAGCAAGTTTTAAACTGCGGAACAGGTACAGTTTATCAACAGTTATGAACGGAAACTGCCTTGCTATCAGCAGCATAACTGCTGATTAATATACCTGTTGTTAGAGTGATATATAAACGATAAAAACAATATATCAAAAAAAGAATATATTGTCAATAAAAAGTCGAAAAATCTGTGGAAAAAATTTTGGCAACTGTGAATAAAATGTGGACAACAATATAATTTGCATAAATTTTTAAAATGTGGTATAATGCATAAAAAATATAGGAGGTATTACAAAGGCATTTAATAACAAAAATTTCACCTTACAATTCAATGAATATTAACAATCAAGAAGGAGGTGAAATAAGGACTGAATTTAAAATTGTAAAAAGAAAAAATAAAGTAAAAATAATATCAGATAAGATACAAGAGTTATATCAAGAATATACAGGAATATGTAAAGCTATAGGATTTCTAAGCCCAATAATAATAGGAATATTGCAAATAGTTATAACTATAAAATAAATATATTCTATCTGACACAGTTCGACACACAAAACAAAAAATATATGCTATAATAATTATAGTCATTATATGAAAAATGGATTAGTCTCAATATGAATTATACCAAGTTCATATTGGGACTTTTCTTTTGAATAAAAATACCAAAAATGTAGAAACTACTACTGAGGTGTTTTTATGACAGTAGAATTAAAAATAAAAGAAATTCGTGAGCAGATGGGAATATCATTAAGAGATTTATCAGAAGAAACAGGAATAGAAAGACATAGATTATCAGAAATAGAAGATAATGTAGATAAAATACTATTTATAGAAATGTTAGTAATATCAGAAAATTTGGGTAAAAAAATAACAGATTTATACAGTACTGGAAACGTAGAGCTACAATAGATGTAGCTCTTTTTAATACAAAACCCAAAATTCGACAAAAAATGACTTTCATAAAAGAAAATACTGGTTTCATAAAATATTTTTAGTTCTTTATAAAATATAATATACAATAACTATATCAAAAGAGCTCGGATGAAATATTAAAGTATGGAGAAAGAAAAATGAAAATTGTCGAAGAAAATAATGAAAAAATATTTACAAAAAATAAGAAGAAGGGTATAATTGGAAAGAAAAATGACCTCTTTGCTGCAAATAATAAAAAATATTTGCAAAGGAAGGGATTGGTAATGAAAAATACAGAAGATGTAACATTAAAGAAAATAGAAAATGAATTAAAATGGAAAGAAAAAATAATTATAAGAATTTTTAATAAAACATTTAATAAGGTTGCGAATTTAGTTAGAATAAATACTGTAAATCAAATGATAAAGTAATGCAATAAATAATGCAATAGAAAAAGTTTTATAAGTATATATGTAATTTATAAAAGGTTGAAATAGCTTAAAATAGTAGTTATGTGGTTGTGCCTAGTATCTAATAAATTATAGAAATTACATAAAAATGCCTAGGCACACCACTTTTTGAAAATATTGTAAACTTTAAGCGTAAATTAAGCGGAGGCACAAAAAGTAATATCGGAGGAAAAATTGAAAGAAAAAATAAAACAAATAATAGATACAAAACAATTTCAT